AGACTGGTGCAGTTAAGAAGGGTGACGGTAAGGATGTAGACCATAAGAATGGTAACCCTAAGGATAACTCTAAGAAGAACCTTCGTGTAGTGTCTAAGAAGACTAACCGTAGTTTCCCTCGTAATGCTAAAGCAGGTAAGAAGTAACATGGCTAAAGACCCACGTTTAACTAAGGCAGGTGTTGCTGGGTTTAATAAGCCTAAGCGTACACCTAGTCATCCTAAGAAGTCACATGTTGTAGTGGCTAAGGATGGTGACAAGATTAAGACTATACGCTTTGGTGAGCAGGGTGCCTCTACAGCTGGTAAGCCTAAGGCTGGTGAGTCCGATAAGATGAAGAAGAAACGAGCATCGTTTAAGGCCCGTCACGGTAAGAACATTGCTAAGGGTAAGATGAGTGCAGCCTACTGGGCAGATAAGGCTAAGTGGTAACATGTCTCTGTATAAGAATATAGCTAAGAAGAAGGCTCGTATTAAAGCGGGTAGTAAAGAAAAGATGCGTAAGCCTGGAGACAAGGGAGCGCCTACAGCAGCTAACTTTAGGGCAGCAGCTAAAACAGCATCAGGGAAGAAGAGAACATGAAGGGTGTTAAACACTATACTAAAGACGGTAAAGAGTGGAAGGGTAAAACTCACAAGCACCCAGACGGTACTCTTATGACAGGCGCTAAGATGACCAGTAACTCTAAGAAACTTGTACACTACAAAGATCTATCAGCTAAGGCTAAAAAAGGAATAAAGAAATGATGAACAAAGGCATGAAGGCTCTTAAGAAAGAAGCCCCAGCAGTAGCTAAGAAGATGGGCTACTCTTATGGTGGTATGGCTAAGAAGGCTATGGGCTATAACAAAGGTGGTATGTGCGGTGCATCTAACCCTGCAGCTAATCCAGTTAAGAAAGCTAAATAATGAAGTACTACCATAAATACCAAGGTGCCCTAGAGGCTGTAGGCTACCGTGTAGATGAGCATGGCTATGTCTGGGATGCAATGGGTAACCAATCTGCTGGTGAAGACAACTACGGCAACGTACAGAGCAAGGACGCTAATGTTAATGAGATCTGTCGCTTAGCAGAGATTGAGCTAAGCAAACCTAAGCCTGCACCTAAGAAGGTTGTAGCTAAGAAGAAAGCTGACAAGTAATGTCGTTAATCTCTCAGGGTAGACCAGCCCGTAAACGCTCAGTCTATGGACACAACACAGGTACAGCGGTGGAGGATGTTTATACATGTCCACCTAACTGCTCTGCAGAGGTTAACTACATCCTTGTGTCTAATGGTGCTACATCAGGTGGTGCTGTTGAGGTAACAGTTCAGTGGTACGTTGCAGCAGATGATTACACGTCACACTTTCTACGTGATAAGTCTATTGCTAGACGCACCTTTGAAGAGTTTCCTCACATTCAACTTGTCTTGAGTCCAGGAGATAAGATTCAAGTACATCCTTTCTCTTCTTCTCACATTGACACTATAGTTACAGTCACTGAAACATTTGTTCCTAACGGTTAACGGGTATGCAGACTTAGCAATTCTAGTCTGACTACTTATGCGTATAACTATGTACGTTGAAGCAACCCTTCGTTGTTTCGTATTACATAGGAAATACACATGCTAGAGAAACTAAAAGCTTGGATTGCTAATATCGTACTTGCACTGATGGAATACCAACAACGCCGTGCGGACTACTTCATTCTAACAAACATGACAGACAACCAACTAAGAGACATAGGTACTACTCGTGGTGAGATTAAAGCTAGGTTCCGTAAGGTCTAAGTTAGCAGTTGCTTTATTGGTTTGTTTGAGTATAACTACTTCTTGTAGCAACTCATCTGTTGTCATGCCTCTGTCTTGCCCTCCCAGCAATAAGAAATGCCAACGGAACCTAGATGCTCAAACATTATCTTACATTGGTCAGCCTGAAGCAGCTTTACAGCTTATGTGCTCAGACCCTGATCTTCGTATTACTATTGGCGACGACTGCGCTGGGTGGTGATGTAGTTGGTGATTTCTCTAATGGTTATGACAACTCTACAGTTGACAGTAATAACCTAGATGAGACAACTACCAATAATTACAACGCTACTGGCGCAGGGTCTGCTGCCCCTGTAATGTCAGCCATTGCTCCCACTGTAATGGGGGCGGGTGGAAACGATTCATGTTTAATGAGTCAGAGTGCTGGTATACAGATAAGTATACTGGGTTTAAGTGCAGGCAAGACCATACAGGATGAGCCTTGTAACCGCAGGAAGAATGCTAGACTTCTAGGTGCACCGCAACAAGTAGGTGGTTTAGGGCTACAGGTATCAGCTATTTCAGTCTTATGCCAAGATGCTTCAGTGTTTAGAAGTATGATGTTAGCTAACACGCCCTGCCCTATCAATGACAGCCGTACAGGTCGTTTGCTGATGGGTAAGCAGGCAATACAGAAATACAAGGAAAGCCCAGAGCTTTACATTGTAGGATACTCTTTGGATGAGGCCTTCTGGAAGAGTTTATTACGCATCGGAGAGGAATACCCAGATGAAGAGACCATTGAAGACGTTACTCCTAAGCTCAGCCTTAGTGACCGCTTCCGCAGTAGCAAGTAATGCTAGTGACTACGAACTTACAGGACCAGATAAGATTGCCTACCTGATCTCTTCTATTGACGCTATTCAAGATAGAATTAAGGACAGCGGTGTCCGTACAGTTGGTGCAGTAGGTTATGCAGCTATTGGTGGTGTAGTTACAGACAATGCCATGCAAGATGGTTTAATTACACCAGAAGAACTAAATAACTATTTGTCAGCTAAGACAATGGTTCTAGAGCACGACTATGCAGTTGCACAGACTGCTGAACAGTTGTTCATGCAGGAACACGCTGCAGCTATGAATGGTTTGACCATTGCAGTAGAAAACTTGGTAATTGCTACCAGTGTTATTGCTGTGGCTACATCTGTAACAGTAATTGCTGCTGAAGCGGATACTAAGCCAGAGCAAGTAGCTCTACAGGGTATGATCTCTACAGATGAGTACAGCCTAGACACTGCAGAGGTTAACGAGTATAATGAAGCCGTTACTGCTGTAGAGGGTTTTGCTCAACAAGCTGGTGCGTTTATGGCAGCGGCTAATAGTGACGAACTTACAGCTACAGTAGATTCCTACGCTGCACAGGGTAATTACATGGTTGGCACTTACACTGCTATCACGTATACTCAGTCTATTGATGAATTTGTAATTACGTATGCAGACGCAGGTTACGGTACAGCCTTTCAGGGTTACCTAACAAAAAACATGAAGACTGCAGAAGAGATCTACGCTGCAGGTGAATACATTAACGAATATGGCGGGTACCCTACACAGTAATGGATATAGGTTTTAGCATAGGTGGATACAACATCAAGGGATGGATGGTAGCAGTTGCACTGCCCGTCCTCTCTTCCTTTGCAGGGGGTGTATACTGGACATATGATACACTACAGCGTTTTTATGGTGTAGAGGCAGGTATTGTAGAGGTAGTGGAGAAGTCTGCATCGTTTGATGCTAAGGCTGGGGTGTTAACTACACGTATTACATCTGTAGAGACTGTTGCCCAGCGCAACCTTAAAGAGGCAGACTCCTCTATTAAGGCTAGTCTATCTAATGTAGATGCTAAACTTAGTTCTAGTATTGCTAATGTTAGTAGCACAGTGAGTGCATCTATATCAGAGGTAGAGGCTAAGCTTGTAAGTAGTTTTTCAGAGACAGAGGCAAGTCTTATCTCTCGTATTCAAACACTAGAGCAGGCTATCGTTGATAACGATGTAAGAGGTCTAAACCAGAAACTTGCTACTCTATCTACTAATATGACTCAGATACTAGAGCAACAGAAGGTTCTACTGGACTTACGTAGCCAAGTAGACAAAGCTACAACAATTACGGATGGACTAGGTGATACACTGGATACGCTCTCTACTGAGGTAGATGACATATGGAAAGCCTACGACTCTCTCGTAGACAATCCTCTTTAAGGAAAACAAGATGACTAAGAAGAACCTAACAGAAAACCAACAGAAGTTTCTAGAAGTCTTGTTTGATGAGGCTTATGGCGATGTTGTTCTTGCTAAGAAATTAGCAGGGTATAGTGATAACACACCAACAAGGCTCATTGTAGAGGCACTAAAAGATGAAATATCAGATGCTACTAGGTCTTACTTCTCTCGTACTGCACCGAAAGCTGTTATGGCTCTGGTCTCTGCTCTTAACGACCCTACGGAGCTTGGCATCAAAGATAAAATGGCTGCCGCTAAAGATCTACTTGATCGTGCAGGACTGGGTAAAGTGGACAAAGTAGATGTATCGTCTTCGGGCGGTGGTATCTTCTATCTTCCACCTAAAGAAGGTAAGAACGAGTAACCTTGACACGTAAGTTAGACAGAAATCTAGGTTATTGGGAACTACCTAAGCCTAATAAGGGTGCAGAGAAAGAATGGCACCCTGTAGTACGAGTAGCTGCTAGGGTTGTTCCTTTCGGTTACAGGATAGATCCAGACAATGATAAACTGTTTCAACCTATACCACATGAGCTAGAGGCTTTAGCGCTTGCCAAGAGACACTTAAAGCAATATAGTTTCAGGGAAGTGGCAGCGTGGCTTACAACACAGACAGGCCGCAGTATCTCCCATACAGGTCTACAGAAGAGAATAAGCATTGAGCGAAGACGTAAAAAAGCATCTGCTATTAAACGGCACCTTGCCAAGCGGCTCGAAGAAACCCTTGCGGAAATCGAAAAGCTTGAAAAAGGTGTCACAGGTTATTACACCATCAGAACCGAAGAAGACAGTTCCAGCGGAAGTTAAGGCTGAACCGTTTGATGTAGAGGTTGCACAGGATGTTGTGTTTAAACCTAATCCTGGACCACAGTCAGACTTCTTATCTGCATCAGAGCGTGAGGTTTTATACGGTGGTGCAGCGGGTGGCGGCAAGAGCTACGCCATGTTAGCAGATCCTCTACACGGATTAAATGACCCTAACTTCAGTGGTCTACTTGTACGACATACTACGGAAGAACTAAGAGAGCTAATTCAGAAGAGTCAGGAGTTATACCCTCGTGCTATCCCAGGAATCAAATGGTCTGAACGTAAATCTCAGTGGACTTCTCCTCAAGGTGGACGTTTATGGATGTCTTATCTTGACAAAGATACTGACGTTACCCGCTACCAAGGGCAGGCCTTTAACTGGATTGGTTTCGATGAGCTTACACAATGGTCTAGCCCTTACGCTTGGGATTATATGAGATCACGCCTTCGTAGTGCACACTCCAATAAGCTTGGTTTGTACATGCGAGGGACTACCAACCCAGGCGGAGCAGGTCACAGCTGGGTTAAGAAGATGTTTATTGACCCTTCACCCTCAAACACTCCATACTGGGCTACAGATGTTCAGACGGGTGAGACTATTAGATACCCTAGAGGTCACAGCAAAGAGGGTCAGCCTCTATTTAAGCGTAAGTTTATTCCTGCTAGTCTCTTTGATAACCCTTACCTATCTGAGGGTGGCGACTACGAAGCCATGCTACTATCGTTACCTGAGCATCAGCGTAAACAACTGTTAGAGGGTAACTGGGATGTTAATGAAGGGGCAGCTTTCCCTGAGTTTAATCGTAACATACACGTAGTAGATGACTTTCAAATACCTGCTAGCTGGGCTAAGTTCAGAGCGTGTGACTACGGCTACGGAAGCTACACTGGCGTTCTGTGGTTTGCTGTATCACCAGAAGAGCAACTGGTTGTATATCGTGAAATGTACTGCTCTAAGGTTACAGCTACAGACTTGGCTGATATGATACTTGATGCTGAGCGTGATGACGGAAACATACGATATGGTGTACTTGACTCATCTCTATGGCATAACAGAGGTGATACTGGCCCTAGCCTTGCTGAGCAGATGATACACAAAGGATGTCGATGGCGTCCCTCAGACCGCTCAAGAGGCTCTCGAATCTCAGGTAAGAACGAAATACATAGGCGTCTACAGGTAGATGAGTTTACAGAGAAGCCTCGCCTTGTTTTCATGAAGTCCTGTACCAACACACTAGCGCAGATACCTATCATACCTCTAGACAAACGTAATCCAGAGGATGTGGATACTAACGCAGAGGATCACCTTTACGATGCTTTACGGTACGGTATCATGACTAGACCACGTAGTTCTATCTGGGACTATGATCCAGCCAAACAACGAAGCGGCTTTCAGGCTTCAGATAAAAACTTCGGTTATTGAGGAACTAAAACATGGCAGAACTAGAAGATCTTGCTTACGAGACAGATGATGTAACAGCGGCTGAGGATGGTGATGATAGTATCTTCTCATCAAAGTCTAGTGTTGTATCTTTTGTTGAAGAGCGCTTCACTCGCTCAGAGGAATCACGCCGTACTGATGAGGAGCGTTGGCTACGAGCCTATCGCAATTATCGTGGCTTGTATGGTCCTGACGTAAAGTTCACAGACACTGAGAAGTCTCAGGTGTTCGTTAAAGTAACCAAGACTAAGACATTGGCTGCTTATGGTCAGATTGTTGACGTACTGTTTGGTAACAACAAGTTCCCTCTTACCGTAGATCCCTCTGTACTACCAGATGGTGTAGCTGAGGCTGTGCATATTAACGTAGACCCTAACGCTGCTGCTGCAGGTGATGCTCTTAAGAGTGTTACACAGGACGGCCCAGCGCAGAACTACCTCTTTGGTGAGGATACTAAGCTAAAACCTGGTGAGACTATTGCTGATCTTAGGAGTCGCCTAGGTCCACTAGCAGGTAAACTAGAATCTGTATCAGATAAGATTGTTGAGGGTGCTGGCACTGCTGGTACTACTGTTACGTTCCACCCTGCTATGGTTGCAGCTAAGAAGATGGAAAAGAAGATACATGACCAGCTAAATGAGTCAGGCGCTTCTATTCACCTACGCTCTATGGCATTTGAGATGGCTTTGCTTGGCACAGGTGTCATGAAGGGTCCATTCGCTGTAGATAAAGAATATCCTAACTGGGATGAAGAGGGTAACTACGACCCTATCGTTAAGACTGTTCCAGAGACTAGCCATGTATCTCTATGGAACTTCTACCCTGACCCAGAAGCTGCATCTATGGAGGATGCTGAGTACACTATTGAGCGTCACAAGATGTCTCGTACACAAATGCGTCAACTTAAGAACCGTCCTTACTTTATGAAGGATGCCTTACAAGACGTGATTAGTAAGGGTGCTGACTATATCCAGAAGCACTGGGAAATGGCAATGCAGGATGATCAGGCACAGTCTGACTCTGAGCGTTGGGAAGTACTAGAGTTCTGGGGCTATGTTGATGTAGAGCACCTAGAAGAGAATGGCGTTAAGATCCCTAAAGAGTATAAAGACCTAGATGAGCTTAACTGTAACATCTGGATCTGTAATGGTGAAGTAATCCGCTTTGTACTTAATCCGTTTAAGCCTACACGTATCCCCTACTACGCTACACCTTTCGAGCATAACCCATATAGCTTCTTTGGTATCGGCATTGCTGAGAACATGGATGACACACAGACGTTGATGAACGGCTTTATGCGCCTTGCTATTGACAACGCTGCTCTATCTGGTAATCTTATTATTGAAGTAGATGAGACTAACTTAGTTCCTGGCCAAGACCTATCAGTGTACCCAGGAAAAGTGTTTCGACGCCAAGGTGGTGCACCTGGTCAAGCAATCTTCGGTACTAAGTTCCCTAACGTAGCACAAGAAAACATGCAACTCTTTGATAAGGCACGAGTATTAGCAGATGAGTCTACTGGATTCCCTTCTTTCGCTCACGGTCAAACTGGCGTATCTGGCGTGGGTCGGACAGCTTCTGGTATTAGTATGCTTATGGGTGCTGCTAATGGTTCTATTCGTACTGTGGTTAAGAACGTAGATGATTACCTGATTCGCCCTATGGGTCGTGCCTTCTTCTCGTTCAACATGCAGTTTGACTTTGATGAAGACATTCGTGGTGATCTAGAGGTACGTGCGTCTGGTACAGAGAGCCTTATGGCTAATGAAGTACGCTCACAACGCTTGATGCAGTTCCTACAGACAGCACAGAACCCTGTATTGGCTCCCTTTGCTAAGATGGACTACATCATTCGTGAGATTGCTAAGTCTATGGACCTCGACCCTGATAAGGTTACTAACTCCATGCAAGACGCAGCTATTCAGGCTGAGATCCTTAAGGGCTTCCAAGCGCCTGCACAGGCTCCTCAAGGCCCACAGGGTGTCCCTACACCTGAAGGAGCGCAACAGGCACCACAAGGCCCGCAGGGCGGCGTACAGGACACGTCTGGCGGTGGAGGTGGACAGATAGGCATGGGCACAGCACCTACACCTGGTGAGCAAGGGTTCTCTGGCAATGTCGCTTAAGAGTTTCGTAAACAATAAAGAGCAATGGGATGTGTTTCTAGAACACCTAGACGGTCTCATTGCTTCAGAACATCGTAGCATGGAGAGCCTGACAGATACTGCAGAAGTGTTTCGTCATCAGGGTTCTATCCGTATGCTAAGACACCTAAAATACCTGAGGGAGACTGTTAATGGACCTAACTAGCCAAACGGACGTGATGTTTAAGTCATCTAGAACAGATGAAGTAGACCCTGTATCAGGTAATGAGATACCGCTAGGCTCCACTGCTGAAGAAGTCCGTGATGACATCCCTGCTCAACTAAGCGAAGGCGAGTATGTTGTACCTGCTGACGTAGTTAAGTTCTTTGGTGTTAAGTTCTTTGAGGACATTCGCACTCAAGCTAAGCAAGGCTTTCAGGATATGGAAGCTAATGGTCGTATTGGTGGTGAACCTATTGGTGGTATGGAAATGGGTGGCGATGAACTACCCTTTGACATCAGTGAGTTACAAGTAGTCGATGACGGTCAACCTGAACAGCCTGAGATGCCTATGATGAATAAGGGCGGCTTAATCGAGGGTTATGCTGAAGGTTCCCTTGTTACAGATATGAACGTACCTGACTTCTTACAGGAATACATGGATAAGAGTAGTGAAGAGTATAGGACTTACATGAGTCCTGACGGTGCTCCTATGGTGTTTCGCTTTGTAGATGGTGTACCTGTTAAGCCTATCCCTGAGGGTTTCGTACTACAGTCTGAGTATGTTGCTGCTTCTGCTGCACCTGCTGCTCCTGAAGAAAGAGTAACTGCATTGTCAGACACTAGTGATGCTAACTCGCCTATTGATATTGACATAGCAAAGGTAGGCACAGACGAAGATACGAATATAAACAGAGACTGGTCACAGGCTTCGTTGGCTGACTTTGAGAAAGACGCAAAAGGCAGTATTGTATCTAAAAATGCCCTAGGTAAAGCAGCAGCTACCCTTGGTCCACTAGGTATAGCAGCTAACATAGCGCTCAAGGGTGCTGATGTACGTAAGCGTAACAACATGATTCAAGGCATTACAGAAAAACTATCTGGTATGACTTCAGCAGATGATGACTGGGCGGCTCTTAAGAAAGTAGAAAAGTCTTTACTTGCGGACCGCACTGCAGCTAACAAAGACACTAGGTTTGGCCTCAAAGAAAAGTCTGGTATCTATGGTGGACAGAGTACACTAACTGAGAACCTAAAAGACATGAACAACGATGGTAATGCTCACTTTGGTGATACTTGGCTAGGTGACACACTAGGCTTTGACGGCAGCTTTGGTGTAGAAGAAGGTAATCCTGGATTGTCTGCATCTTTGGGTGGTGCTCGTCGAATGCAAGATTCTGACTCCTACCGTGCCCTTGAACAGGTAGCAGCTAATAAGGCTAGAGAGAATAAGGAAGTAGAAGCAGCAATAGCTTCAGCCTCAAAAGCCGTTACACCGACAACTACATCTAGCAATACAAGTAGTTCAGGCGGTATTGGTCGATTCAGTCCCGTTGGTGGAACGGATGCAGGTGAAGGTTTCTCTTGGGAGAAAAAAGAAGGCACAAACGCACTAACAAGAACATATACAGGTTAAGAACTAAAACAATAAGGCTACCCGACAATAGTGTCGGCCCCTACTATAAGGACTAAATACATGGAAAATGTATCAACTAAGACAGACTCACTATCACATAACCGTAATGCTGCACGGGTTAGTCGTGATGAAGAAGAGCTACAGGCGCTGCTTAAAGAAGCAGGTGTATCAGATGAAGAAGCAACAGAAGAAGAAGTCATCGAAGAGGTGTCTGATAGCGCACAGCTTAGCGATGCCCCAGTTTCATCAGAGAGTGATACCGAACAAGAAGAAGAACCAAAAGGTGAAGCACAAGAAGAAGCTAGCCTAAGTGGTGAAGAGAAAAGCTTCAAGAAGCGTTATTCAGACATCCGTAAGTACATGCAAGACAAGGATGCTGAGTACAAGGGGGAGCTAGACAAACTAAAGTCTCAGCTAGACGCTGCTACTAAGAATGAGTTGGTACTACCTAAGTCTCAGGAAGAGATTGATGAGTGGTCTAAGAAGTACCCTGACGTTGCAGGTATTGTTGAGGCTATTGCTGATAAGAAGGCAAGTGAGCGCTCCTCTGACTTAGATGTACGACTTAAAGAGATAGAAGAGCTACGTACTCAAGCTAAGCGAGACAAGGCTGAAGTAGAGTTGCTAACATTGCACCCTGACTTTGCTGACATTCGTGCTGATGATGCATTCCACAAGTGGGCAGAGCAGCAACCTAAAGTATATCAGGATGCTCTGTATGAGAATGCTGAAGATGTTAAGTCTGTAGCACGTGTTATCGACATGTATAAGTCTGATAACAACATCAAGACAAAGAAAGTTACATCCACTGCAGATAAAGATGCTGCCTCTTCAGTTAAGAGCAAGCGCACTGCAGTAGATACGAATGATTCATCTAACTACCTATCTGAATCAATGGTAGCTAAGATGACAATAAAAGAATACGAGAAGCGCCAAGACGAAATCATGGATGCTCAACGTAACGGCAAGTTTATTTACGATATGTCGAAAAGGTAGTTGACAAACTCCTCATCGTAGATAAAACTATAGGCATGTGCATTGTTAGGTATTAACCGCTTGCACATGCTTTTCACTAAGCACTAATTCACAATCAAAGAACCACCTCAGATTATAGGCCCAGCGCTAAATGGACGGCCATCCTGCTAGCAATGCTGACTACCCTAATAAGAAGAGCCTCTTTCAAGTGGAATATGTAGTGTCTCCCTCTAAGCCACATATATCTTTGAAAGGATTCTCCAATGGCTATTACATCCGCATCAGGCGGCTTTAACGGTAACTTCTCTCCAGTTATCTATTCCAAGCAAGCACAGATTGCACTACGTCGTGCCGCTGTGACTAACGCAATCACAAACAACTCTTACTTTGGTGAGATTGCTAACCAAGGCGATACTGTTCGCATTCAAAAAGAGCCAGACGTAACAGTCAACGCTCTTGAGCGTCACACTGCCATCACTGCTGAAAAGCTTGATGACACAGACTTCTCCTTGACCATCGACAAAGCCAACTACTTCGCATTCAAAATGGATGACATCGAAGAGCAGTTCTCAAATATTGACCACGCTTCTTTGGCTGCTGATCGTGCAGCATATAAGATGGCTGACGCAATGGATGCAGACTGCTTGTCATACATGACAGGTCACACTGCTGCTGGCGAGTTCATCACAAGTTCTAACGGCGATGCACAGCACCCAACATCTGGAGCTTTGAACGGCGAATCATTGAAAGTCAACCAGCTAGATGCTATTGCATTCGGTAACTTGACTATTGCTGCTTCTGCTACTATTGGCGACTCTATCCCGTTGGCTCCACGCTTGCCAGGTGCAACTGCCCTGTCAGCAACAACTGTATCTCCATTGACTGTACTTGCACGTATGGCTCGTAAGATGGACACACAGAATATTGATGCTCGTGGTCGTTTTGTCGTCCTAGACCCAGTATTCGTTGAGATGCTGAAAGACGAAGATTCACGTATGTTGAATGGTGACTTCGGTGGTGCAGGTCTACAGAATGGTCTTGTGTTGAACAACATTCACGGCTTCCGTGTTTATGCGTCCAACTCACTACCAGCTAAGGGCACAGGCGCTGGCACTTCAGGTACAACTGCACAGAACGCTAACTACGGCGTTATCTTGGCAGGTCAGGACGATGCTGTTGCTTCTGCTGAGCAGATCAACAAGGTTGAGAACTACCGTGACCCAGACTCATTCGCTGACATTGTACGTGGTATGCATCTATATGGTCGCAAGATTCTACGTCCAGAAGCATTGATTACTGCACGTTACAACGCAGCTTAATCACTAAGGAAGGGGGCTGCTTCGGTGGCCCTTTTTCCGTCTTACAGACTTAACAAAGGATATGCTCAATGGCTATTACTTCAGCGATGTGCAACAGCTTCAAGCAAGAGCTACTTGGGGGTGTCCACGATCTAGATACAGATACTCTAAAGATTGCACTAATTTCTAATACTAACACTGGTGTTTACGGTGCAGGTACAACTAACTATTCTAACGTAACAGTAAACTCTGATGAGGCTGCAGGTACAAACTACGTAACAGGTGGAAACACTCTAGGTAGTGCCGTAATCTCTCTTGATGGTTCAACAGCTATAGTTGACTTTGCAGATACCACCTGGGCTTCTGCTACTGTTTCTGCAGATGGTTGTGTAATTTATAATGCTTCTCAAGGTAACGCAGCTATTGCTGTTATTGACTTTGGTGGCACTAAGACATCTACTAACGGTGACTTCACTGTACAGATGCCAGCAGCTAACGCAGCTAACTCCATCCTTCGTATTGCTTAATAAGGAACCTATCCAATGGCTTTGATTGTTAAGGACAGAGTAAAAGAAACGTCTACTGTTGTAGGTACAGGAGCAGCTACCCTTGCGGGTGCTGTTTTAGGGTTTCAGTCCTTCAGTTCTGCCTTTGCTGACAGCGATACAACATACTATGCTATTTCCCATCGCTCACTAGATGAATGGGAAGTAGGCTTAGGCACATACTCTTCAGGTGTACTTACTCGTACTACAGTTCTAGAAAGCAGTAACAGTGATGTTGCTGTTAGTTTTACTGCGGGTACTAAGGATGTATTTGTTACACTACCTGCTGAGAAGGCTGTCTACCTAGATGGATCAGAAGATCTTAATGTAGGGAATATTATTACTACAGGTTATCTTCGTGGACCTGCTACCTTCACTATTGATCCTGCAGCACATGGCGACGATACAGGTACACTTGTTATCGCTGGTAACTTACAGGTAGACGGTGTAACCACTACAGTTAACTCAGCTAACTTGGCTGTTAGTGACCTGAATATCACTGTAGCTGACGGTGCAGCTAATGCCGCAGCAGCTAACGGTGCAGGTCTTACAGTAGACGGAGCTAGTGCTACACTAACATATGACTCAGCAAATGATCGCTGGGCTATGAACAAGTCTTTAGCTACAACTCTAGTAGGCAATGTTACTGGTCAGGTATCTGACGTGAGTAATCATACTACTACTGACATTGCAGAAGGTACTAATCTGTATTATACTACAGGTAGGTTTGATACTGCTCTCTCAGGTAAGACTACAGCAGACCTAACTGAAGGTTCTAACCTCTACTACACAGGGGCAAGGTTCGATACAGCATTCACTGCTAAGAGTACAACAGACCTAACTGAAGGTACGAACCTATACTACACGACTGCCAGAGTTAACACAGACATTGATACTCGTGTAACACAGACATTCGTAAACAACTTAAACGTAGATGCCGCTACTCTAGGTGGGTCTAGTAAGGCTACTGTTCTTTCTGAAGCAGAATCGAACGCTCTAGCTCTAGCAATAGCATTAGGATAAGCACATGGCTAACACATTTAAGAACTACACAAGCGCCTCAGTAGGCACGGGTGCAGCAACAACGTACACGGTTCCCTCATCAACTACTTCAGTGATGATCGGTTGTAACCTGTCGAACACAACAACAAGCCAGATCAAAGTAGACGTACAGGCTGCTGGTGTTTACCTCGTAAAGGGTGTTCCAATCCCTGCTGGTTCAGCCTTGTCTGTACTTGATGGCAAGATCATTCTTGAGGCTGCTGACACGGTGGTTGTAACTTCCGACACAGCAACTTCAGCAGATGTGATAGTAAGTGTACTGGAGCAGACATAATGAGTAAGCAAAGCAACCTCGTTAATAACTCTCAGGATGTCACCGTAGATGCCTCTGGAAATGTTGGGATTGGCACTACAAGTCCTAGCGATCCCATTACAATCCAAGCATCATCTGGAATGATTAGGATGATTGATGCTCAAAATACCAGTGTTTATCACCGCATATATAGCGCATCAGATAGTTCTCTCGTTCTTTCGGCAGATGCAGGAGATGCAAACAGCGGTCAATTACGTTTCTTTACAACAGACGAACAGCGCATGGTCATCGGCAGCAGCGGTAATGTTGGGATTGG